CCTCTACCTCACCTCGAACCCTTCAAACATCGTCCGAGCCTTTGACTCAGACGCATCCTCGAGGTCGTTGTATAGAGCCGGTTGGTCCTTCTTTGCCGACTTCAGCAGTTTCTTCATTGTTGCAGTACTGAAGGTAACATAGCCAGCGGCGTCTACTCCATGCTCCTTCATCACCGCGAGCACTTTTGCCGGCGGATAGAACACTGAAGTCTTTTGCCTGTATCCGAAAGCGAAGCTGTCAGAGATCTTGACCGGCTCTTCATGACCCTTGATGTACTCCTTTAGCGCCTTGGACAGATCTCCACGGCGCCGCTCAATTACACGAAGCTCAGACCCATAATGCTTGGCCTGTTCCTCGTTGATGATCGCTTGCGGCAACGGCGAGAAACACCCGTTCTCGTCCGGCTTACCAACTGGACAGCGGCCGGCGTGATCGCACCACTTGCAGTAGGCGCCCGGAATCGGGTTCCAGTCCTTGATAGACATGACCTTGTCTACCTTCAGGAGAAGTCCGTCCTCGAACCCTTTCAACTGCTCCTTGGTACGCGGTGTTTTGGCGTAGAACCCGTAGCGCAGATACCAGATTCGTACCTCGAAGGTCTTCACGAATGGATAGAACTTCGACACCAGCCACGCATAGAAGGTGAGCTGGTAGTGTGCATCAAGGTCGGTTTGACTCAGAATGTGTGGCTGGCTTTTGTAGTCCGTGATAGTGCAGTGGGCCCCCTTGATGTCAATAACGTCGACAATGCCCCTGAAGTCCGCCTCACTCCAGTCAACCTCATGGTAGAGCAAGTCGATGGCCATCCGCTCCTCGTGGCCGACCATGTGCTTGGACAACCTGTAGTGCTCCGACCACCTGACTACCCACTCCAGAATATTCGGGACCTCAACAAAGAGCCGGTGGTCCGTGTTGTCGTGCACTGCCTTCTTGATAAGCCCGTGTTCGAGCTCGTTGGGCTGGATGCCTTCCTTGATGCAGACCTGTGTCAGGTCTGCAATGGCTGCTTCTCTACGTATTGGTAGTTCAGTGCAGCAGGGCACGCTGCCTTGTCCAACCAGGTTGGAGAGACCTTGATCTTCAGTTCCTTGTCTAGTACGCGAATGGTGCGCATTAGGACGCCTGCTGCTGTTCAGAATCAGGCTCTTCTTTGGCGTCTTCCTTTTCCTTCTTTGCAACCGCGATCTCCAGTGCCGCGACCGTTGAATTCATGGTCTCGTACTTGCGAGCCGTAGCGATTCGCTTTCCGTGGGGGGCGCTAAGACGGTCGAACAGCGC